AACTTCTAATACTGTAGAACTTACTCTATTTGTGACAATATAATTTCCATTTAAAAGACTGGATGCAAATGTTGTCTTTTTAATGGTAACATTATCAGAAACATAAAATCCATGAGGTACTGATGTTGTTATCTGTAGAATAACTTTTCCAAGATCTAATCCAGTACCAGTAGTTGGTCTAATTGAAGTGATTGAGAAATTTGGACTAAATTCATCTTCGATGATTTGATAAGTTTCATCCTTAATAAACTCAACATTATTGCGGATCAAATTGCAAGCATCTTGATATCTTCTGCTTACATAATCAGTTATTGGAAACTTATATGGTGAATTTAGAAGTGAGAGAGTGAAGTAATATGAATATGATCTTACATAAGCAGATAATGGAGCATAGTTACTTTGCGTGAAACCTACTCGACTACCTTGTTTTGCAATAACAATTCTTCTTGATCTGGCATCAGCATCTTCAATAATTTTATAAACTCGTTGTTTTCCATTTAACCAAGAAAGATCTGGTGACGATGTTGGCAAACCAAAGATTTCAATCTCTTCATTTTCTTTAAAGTTATGAACGTTCGATGCACCTACAAGTGGATTAGTATAGATTACTACTCCACCATAAGTGTTATATGTTGCAGTAGAAGCATCAATTCTGGTAATAGGAAGTTGAGATGTTATATCTTCGCCTTTCGATACAATTTCTCCCTCTGGTCTAATAGACACAATTGTTGAAGAAGTAAATTGGAGACGATCTCTGATGTATAGAAGATTTGAAACTGTGCCAGATGTATGTGATGGAGTAGCAGCTCCAGTTGTAACTGCAGCAGTTGTTAAATATACACGACCAGGACTGCCACTAGTTCCTGTAGTCCATAGATAAACATTAGCAGGAAACGATGTGTTAGCTACCCAAGGTTGTGTGAATGTTCCTAGACTTGGAGCAGGACCACCATATCTAAATCTATCACCAGTGCTCAATTGGTTACTATTCTGGTTTAAAACAACATCAATATATCCACTATCATATGCAGATGCACCAGTCGTTGCATTATAGAATACATTTGTTACAGTAGCATTTGCGTTGTTTGTTTCACCCCAAATTGTTTCTCCAGCTGCTATTTGAGCATTACCAGTATTTTCTGAAAATGTAATTCTATATTCTTGTCTTCCTAATATTTGATATCCAATCGGGAAATCTCTACCATAATCTCCGCCACTATTTGGATCATAATAAATTCTTTGCTTATCGTCAAATGCACAAGCAAAGTCCCACGTTTGTATAGGATTGCCAGTAGAATCTAAACGATCTCTAAATGTAATGCCAGTAATGTAGTTTTTATCAGCAAATTTGAACATGTGTTTTCCACCGTTCAAAGGTCTGACATTAACAATACGAAGAGAATCTCCAACGATAGAACAATCAGGAGGAATTGAGATTGGGTTATCTTCTACATAATCACCACCAGAAATAATAACAGTCTCTCTTACTCCAACAGTTCCAGTAGCAATTTGACATGCTCTCTTAATTGTTCTAACTGGATTTACTGCAGAACGACCATCGTTTGCATCGTCTCCAATTTGTTCAGAAACATAGATACGACCACCAACGTCATTTGTTGCTAGGTTTAGAACGTATTCGGTTGTGGCAATTTTATTTGATCTGTCACCCTGCAGAGGAGTAATAGATCTTGGGAATAAACCATCCCCAGTTTGATTATAAAGAGGCAATGAAGAACTATTTACTCTATATCCTACATGTTCTAGTATTGTAGTTCCATTTGCAAGTTCTCCACTGGTATGAATTGGAGCATTTGTTCCAGTTGTTCCATCTTGTTTTACACGATAGATATTATCTCCAAAATATCTAAAGGTATTTTCACTAACAATGGTAGATGGTAACCATGATGTTCCAGTATTGTTAGCATATAGTTTTAAATATGGAGCACGAAATGTTCCATCGGCAGTTGTTAGATTAACGAAATCTAGGTTAATAACTCTTGCCGTATCAGAAATAATGGATGTGGAAGTTCTAATAGCACCATTAACATCCAATTCGTATTCAATACTATTAAGAGTTGCTGTAGCAGTCGCTCCATTACCAGCACCGCCCGAAATAGTAACAGTTGGGGTGGATGTATATCCATTGCCAGGATCATCTACAATAATTGCAGCAACTGTTCCTAAGTTAATCAAAGCACTTGCGGTTGCTTGTCTTCCAGTTGCTAAATTTGGAGCACTAATTAAAACAGTAGGAGCAGAAGAATAACCACCACCAGTATTTGTTAATGTAATTTTTTCAACTTGCTGACCATTTCTGTTAATACCTACACGGGTAAGTTGCTGCGTTGCATCTAGCTGCCAACGCATAACCTCCTTTTCACTTGTTCCCGTTCCAGAACGTATCGTAAATTCGCTTGTTCCTAGAACGTAGGGTTTTGTTCCCTTAAGATACTGTTTGTCAGCATTAAATTCTAAACTCATTTGCCCTTGGTGCTCCGAGAGTTCTGGTATCTATTCTTGTATTATTTAGCATCAGGTCCATACAACTTTAACCACTTCTACGTTTGCAAACCATTTAATAGCAACGGATGTTCCAGTTCTTGTGGTGGAATAGCTAAACTGATTTGCAACTGCAGAGTATGGCACAGCGGTCCAAGTTTCTCCAGTTGGAATGCTGTCTTTTATAATTGTATCTAAAGAAGATAAAATTGAAATAGCACCTGCTGAACCACAAGAGATCACAGTTTCATTTTTCAAAGAAAAATGACCTGTACCAGTTGGATTAACACCAATGATATGTGCAGTAATAAAATTAATAGTACTGTTTGTAATTGGTATTGAAGTTGATCCACTATCCAAACTAAGAATAGTTGTACTAACTCCTCTTAAAATATATCTTTTGCTAGAAGCATCAATAAAATTTGAATTTTGCAATTCCAATGTATTGACGTTTTTAACGTCCAAAGTATCTGTGATTAGTGGAGTTTCATTAATTCCAAAACCACCACTGGAATTGAAAGTTTTTATGGTAGTAGGCATGGTTGATTACTTCTTGACTTGTGTTTTATTAACAACTATTTTCACGCTATTACCAGTTACAACACTAGTTGCAAGCGTTGCAGTAAATCTAACATTATTAGACACATCAAAATCAAATGACCCAACAAACAGATCGCTGTTAGCCGTATTTATATTTCCATATTGAACAGCAACAATATCTGTTCCTTTATGTATGACGTTATATTCAACGATCTGTTTATCGCCAGTTGTTAGATTATCGGCAGATACTAAAATCTTTGCAGACGCATGAACTGTTGGAGTATATACAGTCACGTTTGCGACATTGCTGGTTCCTTTGACTAGAGTTGTTGATGACGTTTCATTACGAATATCAGTCAGTTCAAAGAATTTTAGGGTCTTATCTAAGATGCTAATATTATCTTCTGTTGAAGATACATCATAATTTCTATTGATGACCAATGATCCAGACGTTCCATTTAAAGTTAAGAGAGTATCTGGAACTCCCAAGATATTACCAAATGCAAATTTAGTATTGTTTAATCCACTCTCAAAAATTAAGTTATTTGTGGCATAACCATATACACTTAATTTATCGTCAATATTAACTCGTACTCCTAATTTGATTTCATCACCACGAAGTTCGAGATTTGCATAACTATCGCTTACCCATGTTAGAGTTGCACTTCCATTTGCAACAGCTCCAGTAGTATGAGTAGGTGCTACAGTTCCAGTAGTTCCTGCCGTGGTTACTTGATAAATGTTATCTAAGTAATAAACAAATGTATTCAGAGTGTAGGCAGTGGTTGGTTTCCATAACTGCTTTCCATCAGTATCTCTTGAAGTAATTTTATTTGCTGTTGTTAGAGCAAGTTCTGTCCTCGACAATCTTGCTGAATTATATCCATCGTTGAAGAAATATAAAATATTATCATTCGCACCTACAGTTTCTTCAGCAATAATATAAGTATTTCCATCGACATCTCGGACACCACCCAGGGAAATAAAATTAACACCATTTGATCCTTCATACTGGGAAGTTTGCGTATTATATCTGATGATGCCAGCTGTTGTAGCAGATGGTCTGTTTGTAGAATTTCCAACTGGAAGTTTTACACCACCAGTTCCAGTAACTGAAAGAAGTCTAGAAGATGCTCCTGGAGTAATTGTGATATCTTCATTTTGAGTTGATGTGATGGTAGTACCATCAATATTGAGTTTATTATCAACAGTGATTCCAGACCCTGTTGTGTTAAGAGCACTTGCTGTGATAAGACCAGTTGCAACATCAGTAGTAATTGTTGTTGCTGTCGTTATATTGTTTATTGTTAGTGTTGCTCCAGTTGCTCCTGGAATTCCAGGAAGAGGAACTACCAATACATCGCCAATTTCATAACCAATACCATTGTCGGTTACAGTGACTGAAGTTAATGCATTTCCAGAAACAGTTGCATTTAACGTTAAACCAGTTCCAGATCCTCCAGTTGGTTGTATTCCAGAATAAGAACCATTAGTGTATCCAGATCCACCAGTTATTGATGTTGATGTAATAGTTCTATAATCAAAGTTTAAATTTCTGTATGATGTTGTCAGTAGATTTGTAAATTTCAGTGCCTCTCCACTTCCTACTGCAACAGATAATGCTAAAGAACTGGTATTAAATGCAAGTCCGTATCTTGTGTTTCCTCTAATTGTATATACTGGAGTTTTGATATCATTGGAAGAAGTTGCCTGATAACCACCAGTAGAAAGAACTGATCCATCAACTTGTAATCTCGATGTTCCAGAGAGATTAGTTGTATCTCCAATCCTTACAATTTTACTTACACCAGAAGAAAGATAAGTATTTCCAGTATTTTTTACATCGCCACTTACTTCAAAATCATATACTAAAGGAGTTACTGCAGGATCTATATTTACTGATACTTTTTTATTAACTGAATCAACATATAATGTTGATCCAAAAGATGCATCTGATAAAAATGATAGATCGTCTTGAACTGTTAAGGTGCCAGCAATTACTGTGTTTCCAGTTGAAGAAGCGACTGTAAATTTATTTGTACCTACTGTCAGATTGCCACCAAGAGTGGATGTTCCACCAACAGATAAATTATTTGTCGTTGAAAGTGAAGATGTGGAAGTTGCTCCAAGAGTAGCTGTTCCATCTTTATTCAAAATAATGTTGGAAGTTTCATTTACACTACCAACGGTAATAATCAGACCACTACCACTAACTGTAGCAGTTCCACTAATGGTGATCTTTCCTTCTCTTCCATCAAATCCACCTTCATTAATATGTTGATTTACTGGATCTCCAAAACCGTTACTACAATAATAGTATAAAGTGGTTGGAGTGTTATCATTCGGTGTGATTGAGACATCAACAGATGTATATTGATAATTTACTTCACTTCCATTATAAGGATCACCATAATCTGTTTGAGCACCAGAACCACTTAAAACCGTATGAATACCATCTGGTGTAGTACTAAATCTTATTGGGTGTGTATTATTTGAAGAATTTGCTTGGTTAAAGACGTACCTTTTATTTTTTTGGAACGTAAAATCTTTTATGTTCTCAAAAGGTCCATTTGCGTTTAGTGAAAAATAATAATTTAGAGCAGATGTCGATGATGCGACTACAGCACTATTTCCACTGCCATCTGAAGCAGACAACCCAGCAGAGAACTGTATAGTATTACCATCTTCACTACCAGCTCTAACGGCAACTGCTTCTACTCTATTTTGTGCATTTAAAAATCTTTTTACAATAGTTCTACTTTCACCACTGTAAGTTAGTGTGCCACCAACATTAAAACCAGTTGTTGGAAGTGTTCCAGAAAATACAAATAACTGGGTCATCCACATGCGGACATACCAAGTTTCTACTGGTGCCAGTTCTACTGGATCTACACTTAAGGTATCTCCAGATATATAACCATCACCACCTTCTGTTACAGAAGCATCAATTACTTTTCCTACACCATCAACAGTAAATTGAAATCCAGATCCAGATCCTCCAAGATTTGTATTACTTGCTGTTAAAACGTTACCTATTTGATAACCAGGATCTGCTAATAAAATCTGTACCTGAGAAACGTTTCCTACACCATTGATTACATATTGAAACCCAGTAACACCACCAATAGCAGATGATGTTGCACTTAGAACGTTTCCAGTTTGATATCCACTTCCTTGATTAATAATATTGACAGATGTAACAGCTGTAGTAGCACCAGCATTAGTTACAACAATATCTGCCCTCATGCCAGTTCCACTACCACCAGTTAAACTGACATTGGTAAATGTTGCCGAAGCTCCAGGTCCGCCTACACTACCACCAGATCCTCCATTTTGGATGCTTCCAGAAAATGGAGAAACCGTAATATCAGCAGTAGCTCCAGTTCCAGTTCCTCCAGTCAAAGGAACGCTTACATATGATCCTCCAACATAACCAGTACCACCGTTTGTAATAGTTCCAGTTATCGCTCTTACGGTCAGAGTTGCCTTTACTCCAGTACCAGAACCACCAGTCAATGGTATTGCAGAGAAAACTCCAGAACTATATGAAGAACCTCCATTGGTTAAAGTTATGCCACCAGCACCAATTTGAATAGCAGATACTAATGTTTTGAAATTTTGAAGAGCAGTTAAAGAAGTTTTATCAAACTTTGCAACAGTGCTTCCTTCAGCAGAAATATATAATTGTTTTCCTGAAGATCCTCTAAAAATACCGACATCTGTAGCATTTGTAAAAAATAAGGCAGGTTGTTGAACCGTGCCATCACTCATACTAAACGCACCTTCTCCAACAGAAGTTTGAACTGCGTATAAGTCTGCCGCTATTAAATTAATTTTTTGCCTCTGAGATTCAAAGGTATCTGTTTTAGCAACGGATCTAAGAACTGCCATTTCTTAATAACTCTCGTAATAGGGATTTGATCTCAGAGATTTCATTCTTCAACATATTTATGTCTTCCAATGCGGAACTCAAGTGTTTTGACTTCCTTCTGGATTCGACAGCAGAATCATCCAAATTCAAGATGGCGCCTGTGTTTTCATCTCTTACTAGACCATCATGACCAGCAACTTTTATATAATCCATACGCGGAAATTAAAAATCAGAATGAAGCAACAGCACGAATATCTTGTATCTTAGGCACGTAAGCAGGATCAACAGACTTCATGACAATTTTTACAGCAAAAGAAGAAAATTCTGGAAGATTTGAAACACTATATTTAAACTCTTGATAAGAAGATTGCTTCTCTGTTACTGCAGAAATTGTATTTTCACTACTTGCTATTTCTAGAATATCTGGTTCTCCAGATTCATTGAAATAGATCCAATCAATATCTTCAAAGTTTTCCTGACTAGACGCTTTTTTATATCTATAGAGAACCTGAACATTCTGTACATCTTTGACATTTGCTGTCAATCTCACATCTATAGTAGTAGCTGGGCTATTGATTGAAACTTCCTTAGTTACATACTTTGCAGCAGATGAACTGTTCTTGGACGTATTATCTGAGACATAATCAATACCATTTTGATAAGTTACTTTTCCAACTTCCCAATAATATGCTTCATTGTCTGATTGATTTGGATATTTAATAAAATCACCAACTCGGAAAATATCAGATACTTGATCATTGATAACCGCATTTCTGTTAAAGATAGCATTATCAATTATTCTTGATTCAAAGTCATCATTAATTGGTTGGACATCTACACGAACGATCAGTTCTTGAGTTTTATTATTCCATATAACAGTTTTACCAGTGATAATGTTATCATAGGTTTGCAATATGGCAGATGGATTTCTAGCAGTTATTGTGGATTCATCTGGAATACTAACAAAAACTTGAGCAGGATTTGAATCAATTATAACTTTCGGAAGAGTTACACTATTGACAACTTCAGTTAATCCTAACTGATTTCCAAGAATAACTCTTTCTCCCCTTTCGAAGAATTGAGAAGTCTTAACTCTAACCCAAACTACATTACCACTTACGCGAGCAATTGTTCCAGTTGCTTTGGTATTATATCCTTGTATCGTTTGATTTGATTGAATTTGAGTAGCACCATTTCCAACTAATTGGAATTGATAAACTGGATAAAATTCAATTGTTTGATCTCTTCTTCCAAATCTGTTTTCTTTTCCATTTGCATTTTCAATTCTATTAGAGACCATCTTTACAGAAGAACTGGAAAGATCTACTACTGGTGATAGATAAGATTTTTCTGAAGTTAGAACTACTTTATAAGATAGAGATTGTGTAATATTATTGAGAGTCTCATTAATTCTAGAAGCAATTACTTTTTGGTTTGCGAAGTAGTGTGGTTCATTTAAAAATGTCTTTTCATAGTCAGATTGTGAATATGATACGTAATTTGTTGTTTTCGAATCAACAGGAATTATGTTAGTTGTTTTTACAAACGTTTCCAACTTAGTTCCAGTTAAAGTTAAATAATGAATTTGAGGATACAAAATTTCAAATTTTCTATTGAAAGATGCATACACTTGGTTACCGCCACCAAAAGAATTACCAGCTGCCTTAGAAGATGATGTAATGTTGTAGGTATCAATTCCAGAGTTACCAATTTTAAATAAGGTATTATTTAAAATATTTGATGTAATACCAGCCACTTCTTTGGCACTTCTATAGAATACATACGACTTTCCAGAATCTTCAAAACCATGATCTCTATGATTTACTTTCAAAATGCTATTGTTATTCTTAAAGAGTTTTGAAGTTGCATTTGTGTTTGATCCAGCATTTGTTTCAAACGGATCTACATTAAGAAGTTCATAACCAAGATTTTGATTTGATAATAGTAATTCTGCTGGTCTAGTAATATTAAATTCTGCTCTGTATAATTTAAATTTCAAATCTTCAAAAATGTCTTCGGTCCAATCATCAACATTTTGTGATCTATAAACAGATCCTAGTGCTGGTTGAGTTGTAATTACGGTGCTTGTTGCAATATCAATTTCACCCAAACGAGATGCCCACATGCTGTAATCAACAGAATCGGTTTCGACCGCCATAGCATACTCTGTATCGTTCTGTAAATATACTGGATAATCAAAAGCAAAATGTGTTGGTATAGTTGAATTTGTTACTCCAACTGTATCGATAGCAACACCCATTTGAACTGCTGGAGTATCAATTTCGATAAATGTTTCAATTTCACAACCACCAGCTCCATTTCCAACTCCCTTGACAACTACTGATGGTGGTTCTGTGTAACCAAAACCAGGCAATGAAATTTCTGTGTTGTAAATTTTTCCTCCAGAAACTTCAATACGTGCTGTGGCACCAGATCCACCTGGCAACTGAGGACTTTCAATAGTTAAGATTGCACTATCGTAGTTTGAACCTGTTGATTTAATTTTAATATCCGAAACTTTTCCGCTATCCTTGGCAATTGTTAGTTTCAATTCAGTTCCATCTGTTGCATTTGCTAATGTTACGGATGGTATTACTAGGTCTTCATTCTGAACAAATGATTTGCCATTATGATTACTTAATACCAAAGTATATACTTGCTCATTTGTTAAAGAAAACTTGCCAGCAGAAGATGGAACAACTTCAACACCATTTTTGTCTATAACTTTTAGAATAGGACCACTAGCAGCAGATTTTGAACCAGTTACACTTTCTCCTTTTGTTATAGAAACGTTTCCGTTTGTATAGCACTTAAGAAATGTATTTGGATTTAAAATTCTTTCGGTTCCTGGTACTACGTTCTTTCCAGGTTTTCCAGAAACAACATCTGTTAGATAAACTTTAATTGGTATGTTTGTACTTTTCTTGGAAAAGAATAGATCCACACCAGTAGTAAATAATCCACCATCAAAGTTTTGAATTTTGAATGTTTGTGCCAATGGATTTGGTCTTAGTGGATTGTCTGTGTTGTTATTAATAATCTGAACACCTTCATTAGATTTGAAGTATGCTGGTTTTGTTGAAACAATACTTGCTGGATTTTCTGGGAGAATACCAGCAGCATAATACTTAACCTCTGCATAAGTATCAACGGTATCTTTGGAAGCATCAGTAGCACTGGAAGTAAATCTGAATGTTAATGTACCAGTAGTTAATCTTATCTCTTCACCAGTAGTATCATAATCTATAGTTGATACATCTCCAGTCCAAGTAGCATTTTCTCTTGGAGGATTTCCAGATGGAACAAGAATAATACCACTCGCATTACCATTTTCATCTGTAACTACAGTTCCATTAAATGAAGATAGTGAATTGCCAGCAACTCCAGTAAATCTAAGATCTGGATTTACCCAACGATTAATATTTCTTCCTTCTAGGAACACATTTACCACAGTATTTGGCTTCAATCTTCTAATTACATATTTTACTGGTATGCTTCTTGCAAAGAACGAGAGAGCAGTTGAAACTAGTTTCCCATTTACAGATTTACTTTGAACTCCCTTACCAATATCATTATTTTGAGGACTAATATTTGAAGAACTTGCAATTGATGCTGAAGTAACGGCAGCAGTTGCTTGCTGGGTATTAACCTCTCCCAATGAATTAATTGATGTGAAAGCAGGAGAAGTTCCCAACCAATTAACTATGAATGAGTTATATAAGCTTGAGAAACTTTCTTTCGAATCATCTTTCGCAAGAAAAATATTAAACAAACTCGTATTAGTATCAACAACTACAGGATCAGTAGTTTGATCATACCAGTGATCGATGTTTGGCGAGACAAAAACATCACCAACATATTGAATCACAACAAATGGATTTGGATTTAATGTTTTTGAAGCAAATGAATTTCCTAGTAGTTCTAGATTTGTATATGGTAATGTAATAATATTACCAGATTTTTGATAACCAGCAACAGATCGCTGATCTTCCCTTGTATTTACTTCCCTCAATGAAACACAATCTTCTTTTGATTGAGGACGAAGAACTGATTGTTGTGTGTCAATAGAACACTTATAATCTAATGATGTTAGATTACCTACTTTATGTGATTCAAAATTATCAACAAAAAATCCACTCTTGAAACGATCCAAACCAATATCATCTTTGATTTGCATATTAAGAGCTTGTTGCTCTAGAATACTCAATGATGTGTAGTACTCAAGACGCTCAATACGCTTTTCAAGTTTTCCAATATCCCTCATCGTATATCTACGATTATCGACAGGAGTTACTCTTACATCTTTACTTGTTTTTGTATATGCTGGAATATAAACATAAAATAGAGGAATAGCATCATCAACTGTGTCTGGTTTTGATGGATTCAACGATGAGTTTCCTTCCTTGACAAAGAACTCGCCATTTTTGTTTAGGAATACTCCGTCAATTCTATCAAGATATTGAACTTGACTAAACGAGAATGTATATTCTAAACCTAAGTCTGGAGCTGGGGTGACAGCAATAACTGATCCAGAACCAGAGAATTGACCAGTAGTAATTTCCAAAGAAGATGTATCTTGGAAACCAGCAATAATTGCTTGGTTATCTACTTTTGGTCTAAAATCTAATACGTTCTTTAATTCTAAGTTTCCATGGACAGAAGAATTGAACGTTGGAATTTCTTCCTCATCTACACCAGCTTCATGTAGATAACTATCAATTGTACAAAAATCTCCTTGAGAATGTTCAAAATAATCAAAGGCAATTAATAATTGACCACTAGTTGGTTCAAATCCAGGTTTTAAAACAATTCTGGATACATCATAAATCGTGTCTCTTTGTCCAGTATCAAATGTAAATCTAGATGTTACATCTGTTCCGTAAATTAAATTTCCAGCACTATCAACTTCTGGTGGTTGAGCACTAGTTCCTTCATAAACATAGCGCAACTTAAATGCATCTGAATATGATAAGATTTCTACAACCTCTACGTCATAATCAGTACCTCTTAATGGAACAACTCTATCTCCAGATGAATTAACAATAATTCTCTTATTTCTTACAACAGTTTTTAGTCTTGGTTTTGCATTGGTTACTTCCAATGTTGCTGTTAGTTTTAATTTTGGAAACGTTCCGTTTGATGGAATTGTGCCAAAATAAGTTGATGGGAGTTGTAGGCTAATACTTCCAGAGGTCAAACCACTAGCAGTATCGGTGGATGAAGAAATTTCAACAGCATCTGGATCGACATAGATTATATCTCCATTGGAAATATTTGGAGCATCCCCTTTATTCAATACAGTTATGATATAGTTTTCTTGAGTAAATGCTGCAAATCTTTGAGTACCAAATGGAAGTTGAGCAGCAAATGTAATTGTTCCTCCACTTGCTGATGCAGTTGTAACAAAATCTCTACGGAAGTAATATTTAATTTTGGTATCATCACCACCAGCAGATACTTTACTAATTTGTTTGCTTCCAGTTGGGAATAGTAATGTTCCAGAATTTGGATTCTTTAATTTTGGTCTCAAGCGAACGATACTTGTGTTATTAACACCTGCTGGTAATACTGTATCTAAATATACTCTTGTTTTTGATGATCCAGATGCCTTGGTAGCATACTGAACAATAGCACGGATTACGGTATTATTAACATCAGAGAATTGAACAATATCTCCCTGTTGTAATAAATTGCTTGCATCAGCACTAAAGCTAGTTGATTCAATAAAATCATATCCTTGAGATCCAAAGAAAGTAAAATCTGTTACTGATTTGATTTCTGAGAATGCTTGATTATCTACTACAATATCTGCGCTGAAAACATTTGAATTACCAGATCCATATCTGCATCCAATAGATTTAACATTTTGTGGAGAATATGTAACTACGGTATCTCTAAACAAAACGGGTACAACAGATGCTGCTGCACTTGGAGGAGAAGCAGTGGCTGGATTTTTTACTGTAACTGCTGGAGGTTGAGAAAATTCTAGATTTACAGCATTTCTATTATTGATGATTGCCTTGTAAATCTGACCAGTTGGATTTTTAAACAATTCTATTTTAGAGGAATCATACTCCAAACCATTTATTATAATGGTAGCTCCATCAGCATATCCAAGACCTCTATTTTGCACAACAAAATGAGAAAGAGTATTCTCTTTTGCAATTCTTACCGTGTTTCCAGCTTCATCTCTGATTGTTTCTCCAGGCAAAAATCTTCCAGACAAAGTTTTAATGAATAGAAGATTATTTGTGGTATAAACTCCAGATGGAGAACCTTCTACAACGCCATAGGCACCGCTCTCTAGACCGAATATGTATTTTCCAGTGTCGAAGGCACCAGCGCCACTTGGAGGCGATTCTAGAGTGATTTTAGTAAAGAACTGAGGATCAAAGTATGAGAAACCAAAAACTGAATTGTATGCAGATGATCCTCCAGATAAACGACCTTTAGATAAGATAATATCCGAATCTGGATTAAATCCAGATCCAGTGCTCTGTAGATAAAAATTGCTTGGTTTTACTTTACCAATTACAGGAGTTATTGTTTGTCTGTAATCTACAACAAATCCAAATTCTGATCCAGAGGAATTTGTCTGAGCAGCATTTTCTGTGAGGAAAATCTTTCTTTTGAACTCAGTATCACCATTATCATACTCTAAAAGCAATAGTTCTAATTCGTCTTTTTGACCAATTACGGTAAGTTCTAAAAACTTTACAGCAACATTGCTATTAATTAATGGTTTATTTACGGATGAGTATGATAGCGATTTAAATGAACCTACTGATGTTGGTGATCCAGTCTCACTTCTTGATTTTACAAAATAGAGTGTTCCTAAAATATTTTCAAAAGTTCCATCATTTATAGATGCCAACGTTGTAGTAGTATTAGTTACTTGAATTGTGATCGTTTTAATGGCATCATTGCTATTAAAAATCAATCCTCTTCTGTTTAAAGTTTGTCTATAATCGGTTGCTAACTCGGTGTTGTTTAGTCCGATAGATCCATCATTGAAAGTTGAGTATAAAAATACATCTGGATATGCGGTGAGATCTGATCCTTCCTTGTTTAAAGGAACACTACCAAATACATTTGATATACTAAACGTTGGAAGTCCCTTTGTTTTGAGAGTTACATTATCGCTGCTTAAACTCTCTCTAGATTTATTGATTGAATAGTACTTTGTTTCTTTATTAACAATTTCATAACCTTTTACATATGCTTTTCCTGGTCCAATACTGGCAACCATTTTTTTGGATGCCTCTGAGGAAGACAATCCATTATACAATCCAAATTCATCTACAGAATAAATTCCTCTATTTCCATCTTTTTGTGCATACTCTCTGATATCAATAGAAAAATTATCGACTACATAATCTCCACTTTCGTCAAAAGTTCTTCTTGCTAATGTTTCTTCTAATAAATTGTAATCGGTTTGAGTTACTTTATTTTTTACAACTCCTCTTGAAACGGTTAAAAGTTGAATAAAGTTCTTATCAGTAATTGCATCTAGTGCAAACTCTGTTAATGAAACTGATATTTTTAATCTATGTGCTCCAGGAGCTGTATAATTTGATGATCCAATTGCATTATCATATAGTGATGGATCTTCTTCTGGAGTAACAATATTTTCAGATATGGTAAATCCAACCTTTGCTGATGGTTTATCATAATACTCATCGACAATTAATAATTCTTGATTATTACGAACAAAATATCCGTTAATAAAGTAAATTCCTTCTTCCACTTTTACAGCAGAACCATAACCCATCGCTGGACTTTCAATAGAAGTTACTTCTCCAGTATCTGGATTGGTTATACTAATACTGGTTGGAAGAACGCTACCATCAGTTCCAACAACCAAAAGGGGAGTATTAACACCATCAATAACTTCTAGAGTTTCTCCTTGTCTAAAAGTTGATTCTGTGTTTGAGTTGCCACTCGTTAAATAATTTACAAAAATGGTGTCTGCAGAATTTTCGGTTGATGTTTTTGCTGCTAGAACAGTACCGATTACACCAGATGTTAAACCAATTAGTTGTTGTCCAACTAATTGAGTGATATCGTATTTTTTATATACGATCTCATTTCCTAGATTGATTGCTACTTCAGATACAGAAGATAATTTGACATAATCAAGTTTTGTGTTTAAACCAATCTCTCCTGGAATCACCATCTCACCTTGCTTGAAAGCATACTTACCAAAGCTTTCAATTTGGTTTTGTAAGATGGATTGTAACTGAGTTAATTCCCTACCTTGGATGGAATAACCTGGACGGAAAAGAATTTTATAAAAGTTCTTACTCGCGTCAAAGTCCTCATAGTAAGGATTTACATTAAGATTAGTCTTCTGTGGCATCGTACTCCGCCAAATACAAACATCTAGTCGTTAATATTTAGCGGAGTAAAATATAAATCAGAACTCGATAACTAGTTTGATATCTTCAATCTGGTCAGGTGCTCTTGTGATTAGACGACGGTTTTCAACGTAGATGATATCTCCAGAATTATTTGCAATTTCTGGGTTCGCATAACCAGCAGAGAATGTCACACCACCAGTTGATGAAGAATAAGCAGTGGTTGGAGTTCCAGAAGCACTTGACAATGCTCCAGTAACAACGTTTGAACCATTAAATGATCTTACAACACCAGAATCTGTGTGAGCATCATTAGTTTGAATATACTTGAGAACACCAGCAGTTGTTGAACCGTTATCTAGAGTCCAAGAAACTACAGTTCCAAATGCAGTGCCACCAGAAACGGTTTGCTGAATTCTTTCATCTGGAATGAAATCAGCAGTAGCTCCGTTAATCTTGATTGCCTTTAATCCACTTAACGTATCTGCTGTTGAGAAAGTTGTTGTTCCAAAGTTGTATGGATCTTTTAGAATACCGATTCTGCGGAAATCGTTATCAACTGGGAAGTCTCCAGATCCTTCAGAATAAGTTAGACGAATATTCGTCATAACTCTCTTAGCATTTAATTCTGATTCGTGATCTTTACCATGACCACCAAGAGGTGGAAGAATGACTTCAATAGCTCCTTTTGCTCCAGCAGTAACAGTAACGGATGTTGTTAAACCAACGTTTGAAAAAACATTTCCGTTTGTTAGAAGAACATTAGCATAAGTATATCCAGATCCTCTGGCTTGAATTGCAGCAGTTGTAATATTGCCGCTTCCATTGGTAACAAATCTAACAATACCGCCTGTTCCATCTCCTCTGATTGCGGTGTATAGTGTTTGTGATGCTGGTAATCCAGTACCAGCATCTTCAATTAAAGCAACATCACATGCACCATCAACAGCAGCTGCTGTTACTGCAGTTCTAGAAGCGTTTGATGGCAAAACAATTGGCATGAAGTCCGAAGATAAGAATCTTAGAACGTCATCAGTTGGAATAGTGTACATGTACTTCCAAATATAACCAGCGCCAGTTGTTTCTGTGTATAGACCAGTTCCAGCAGCATAGTTGGCACCAGTTGTAATTGGTTCTTCCGTTGCATTTTGACCAGTGGCATTGGAAGGATTTTGACCATTATAAAGGCACTTAAATACTTCGTATGCAGAATTCATAACATAGAATTTAGCATCAGCAATCGAAGATGCACCAGTTGCCGTTTGCTTTCCAATTCCACCACCACCTGCGGGAGTAGCAGAATAATCTGGTTTCCACATATCATATTTTGGATTGGCAACCAAATCCCAGTTGTAACGTCTAATTACAGCTCGTGCAAAAGTATCGGTAATACGCTTAGCAGCAATAATCTCGTCGTAGATTGCATTTACTTCTGCTTGGTTATCTAGAGGAATTGGTGGAACGTCTTCTGTAGCGTAACGATAAACACCAGTAACTGCAGTTGCGTTTGTGACAATAGTTGCTCCGTTGTCTGCTGTTGCTGTGATTGTGCTTCCTACTGGAGGAGTTGAATTAACTCCGCTGGAACCAAAAACGTCGGTTAGAAGAAGTGCGTCTGCATAAACTGCTGCAATCGTTGCCTTAAATGCTGAAGCAGCATATTGACCAGCAGTTGTTCCTACAAAAATTTTGTGACCTACTGTAAAGGATACACTTCCCTTAGAGTAGATTTCGAGATATGCTCTCCAAGGTTGCGGACGACCCACAAAGAAATACATTCTACTACGCTCGGAACCAGTATCCGTAGCACCTTCGGTTAGCGATTCTAGAAATTGCTTCGCATTAAAAATTCTAAATTTATCAGAGATAATAGCAGGCATGGTTTTTTCGTTCCGACGTGATTTGTGCCAAAGTTATTTATATTTATGTGTTTATTTAGGTGATTTCAAATGGAATGATTTCATTACCAGTATTGGAAACGATGGCATCTCCATTTACAGTAATACTTAGATTATTTGAACTTCTGTCCTTTATTGTTCTTCCTTGACATGTTAAGAGTGAAGTCCCAGAAATATTTGTTATTTGAGATGGAACAGTGAAGTTTGTTGTGTATAAAGAAGTTCCTTTTATAGCACGGAAACTAGAAATATTTCCACCAAACCCAGCGGTTCCATCATATGACAAACCAATTTTCATTGGTTTGCTTGCATAATTATTATTATCTGTATATGTACTTCCAACCTGAGTACCATTTTGGAATAGTCTAGTAGTTGTTCCAGTTTTACTTATTGCAACATGACACCAAGTATTTGCTGGAACATTGGTTGTAGATTGAATTACTATTGATCCATTTACATAAGCGTATAATCTATTAATATTATCAATTCCTACAGTTACCGCAATTTCAGATGCAACTGATGTACGAGTATCAAATATAATTTGATACACACCACTTGTTGTTCTGTAAATCCAAGATTCTATTGTAAATGCACCAGTACCCCAACCAAATAAAGTAGATGATGCTAAGGAAAGACCATCTCCAGTTCCATCAAAACTTACAGAATTTCCAATTAAAGTGGTTGATCCCCTTACTGATGTGCAACCAGTAAATGATGTAGAAGTCTTACCAGTATATTGAATGACACCTCCAGATCCAGTAAATAGATAACCACTTGTTGGGAAGAACGTAGTTGAAGGGACTTCGATTGTAGAAGTTACCGATCCTGTTGAAAATGGAATTGTAATTGGATTTTGAATTGATGGTGGCATTAATGAGAAGTAGAAACCATCGAGTGTATAACTAGATCTTCCTCTCAATTCAAAATCCTGTATGGTTAGAGTTGGATAATATCTTTCAACTTCTTCGAGTGATATTCCAGAAACATCTGATGTTCCATCATCAAATAATCCATTAAAGTGGCTTATTGTATGACCAGCATTTGTAACCTCATATGTTCCAATATATTGGTTGTCAGAAGGAGAAATATTTCTAATCAAAAGAATAGAACTATTTCTCTGAACTACGTGTCTTCCGTAAATTGAAGTATCTAAAGTAACAAAAGAACCACTTCTTTGTAAGATAGGATCTGTCCAATACAAGTTTTCTACATATCCATCAACAGCTCCAGTTGGAGGTGGTATTAATAGAAGTTCAAATTTTGCTGTAGATTGTATTTTTACATCTCTTAGTATATTAAAAGTAGTTGCTAATTGTTTTACCGATGCGGAAGTAACAAAAGACTTTATACTGTCTAACGTTGTATTAACAATACTTGTTGTTTTATAAGAAACATTAGTTACAGAATTAATAACACCAGTAGATCTGAGATCAATTTCAATTTGCTCAGATACATTAACTACCGAAGCAGATGGTGTAATAATTTGATATCTTTGTAGTGATTCTGATGCATTAGTTGCTCCTAATCCACCCTTGACTGTAACAAGTTGAGATTGAGATTCTACTACAGATACTCCACCAAACGCAGTAGATACAGGATCTGGAATTTGACGTAAAAATGTTCCAGCAGACCACTCTGCTGGTGATGTATTTAACTGTCCTCTTTCTACGCTTAGGAATCTATCGTTTAATTTTCTATAATAACGAACAATTTCTTTTCCAATTAGGAGATAACCATAGGACTTGAACTTGCTTGTATCAGCAACATACACAACAGTATCAGAAGCAGAAAGATCAACTTGTAAGAGAGACGCATTGGCATAGTAATTAATATTACTTAGAGCATCATTAGGAATTAAATTCTCAAACGTTGATGTAATTTGTCTGGTTGTTGCAAGTATTGATGTCGAAATAATATCAGAAACTCTTCCAGAAATTACGCTAATAGCTTGTGTTGCTTTATACTGCGTATTGAATGCCTTCACATCAGCAGCAAATGGTGCGGATGTAGTTGCCAATTGAGTTTTAGCAACCTTGAAGTTATTTCCAGGAACAGTCTTAATTTGGATTTGTGCTGTAATTACTCTATCAGCAGATAGAGGACTATCAACAATAACAGAAGTAATAGAACTTACGTTGGCAACTTGATTTCCTAAAATGTCAATGGATGAATATGCTACGTAACCACCTTGAGATATGAAAGAATTAATCCCAATATTAATCAATGATACACCGATATCTCTCTCATTTAAGATATCAAATCCTCTTGCTACAACAATTTTTGGTTCTTGTGTGTAACCAGAACCACCATCTATTAGATCTACACTGATAACTTGTCCTTTGCTTACAAGAACATTTGCTCTAGCTCCACCACCATTGCCATCTAACGGTATAAAATGTAAAATTGGTGGAACTTCGTATTGATAAGCAGTTGGTTGTGTAATTGGATTGTAGCTTCTTTGATTCCACTCAAGTTTGATAACTTTTCCATTTTCTATCTTAGCTACAACACTCAAACCCTCTCCTCTACTAATACCATTGAAAGTTTCAATATCTACTCTTCCGAAGAAAGAATTTGAAACCTGCTGATAATTTCTATTCTCTTTACTTGTAGTTCTTGTTGGAAGACGCTTTATTCTTCTAAACTTATCTTGTCCATCGATACGAACAAGATCATTATTTGATAATCCAACAAATGGTCTCTTATATGATTTTCCAATTACAGTTCCAGACCACACCTGCTCTAAATCAGACAATACTAATCTTCCAGCGTCATCAGTTTCATAAACAATACTTGCCGATGATACAGTTATAGATGTTTTTAAATTATAAAAACCACTTACAGCAAACCAAACTGGTTTTGTGATGTCTATTTGTGCTTTGCTACCAAATAGATCAAATTCTAATTGATTTCCTGTAACATAAACATTTGATAATTGTCCTACAATATTATATGATCCATTGGTATTTGTTTGATAAACATGAATCGAAGATCCAATTTTATCACCCATCCATGAATATCTAATAAAGTCTGCTAACCCATTAGAAACTTGAAGGGTTGCTCTTCCCTTAGCATAGAAAGAATCAGGATTATAATCATAGACATTTAATACTTGACCAATATTTCTTCCATATAAGTATCGCATGTCAATTTTCATTTCCTTCAAAATTGGCACATTGAAGAAAATATTTGGACCAGATACTGTATAAGAATAACCCTTTCTTTGGAGAACTCCATCTAGGAAGACATATAAGAAATCTGGCTCCTCTATATTTTGAACAGTAAAGTCCTCAACATCCAAGATTAAGAAAGGACCAGATTTGATATCATCAACCAAATTATAATCAATTGTTAATCTCTTATAATTGCCAACACCAATACCAACAACTTTTTCTACAGCAGTTGGTTCTCCAATACTCTTAGCACTAAAATCTTGGTCCCAAATTGGAGCAACATCAAATACCAATTGGTTTGGAACAACATCTCTCTTGATATAGTAAGAATCAAATCGTGGATAATCTTCTGTATATTTTGGTCTTTGGAGAACAGCGTTGATTGTCAAGAATAGATCTTCATCCTCATCTGTAACTACTTCTTCACCTGTTTCCCAATATAGATCAAATACCTTGTTTTCTCCATCGACATAATCTGGTAAGGTTCGAACTACAGTTTTCTTATCCAAAATATCTTTAACATTTGCATATAGAGAATCAACGGAAGAAATAACATCATTACATTCTTGTGCTAGCAGTAAAGGATCATCTATTAAATTATAATTTGAATATGTTAAAGTATTAGTCCAGTTACCAGATTTATTTCTATTATTTTCTGTTATCTCAACTACTCCAGCACCATTCTCTAGTATATCTTTTACAATATTAATCATAGTATTGATACTAGATGCAACTTCTTGACATACTGGAGTAATAGGATCAGTTAAAATAGTATTATCAATTACTGGAGGTATTGAAGTATAAGCACCATTACTTAACTGATTCCTCATTGCAAGAATCATTAAGTCTCCCAATGTTTCCCATGCATCTATAGCAGCTGCTGTTTCTATTGCACTTCTATTGATATATGTTAATTTTTCTCCATATGGGTATCCATAGAATTCATAGTATGATCTTGCAAATTCAACTATTTTTTCGTTACCGCCAAATTTTAAATGATAAACAACCGCATCAATTAAATATCCTAAATCTCTCTTACACTTTTGTTTATCTGTGGATGGTAGTGCATAATTATCATAAATGTATTCACTAACTTCTTCTTGTAGATGAAGTTTATTTTTCTTGATAAGATTGGCAGCATCATAATACGATCCATTGTTTATTGCGCTTAGATAGAACGTTGCTTGATCAGAAGCTGAAGTTACCAATGCATTATTTGATAACGTAATCTGTGTAGAATTATTAATTTCGGTAATTCTAGTATTTGCTGGGAATGCTCTACCGCAACTTATATACATTCCAATTGCTAGTCTATTAGTATTAGCAACTGTTACACTCGAAGAACCAGTAGTGTAACTGATTCCGTTTTCAACTATATCCCAATTTCTAATAGAAAGAGATGCTAATTTTGTCGCATACTTGAATATATCAAGTGATCTTGTTTTATTTTTTGTAATATAATCATAATCACTATCAGATTTAAAGATGCTTACATAATCTACAATTTTTACGTTTCCACCGAAACGGATATCGTGTTGATATGCATCCAAGATATATCCAATATCTCTCTGATAATCATCTAGTTTGGTACTCCAATCTAGATTCGGATGCTTTTCTTTTCCATATCCAACAGATTCTTCTATGATGAACGTTCTATTTCTTTCTAATTGATTGGCAGCATCGATCCATCTTCCACTTCTTTGGAAAATATTTCTGAGTTTCCTTAAATATCTTGAATTGTATTCATTATCTTTGAATGCAAAATATTTACCGTAGAAAGTTACCCCTTTGTAACTAGTTACATCCGATAAACCATTTCCAGTTTTTTCTACTCCAGGTCCCAGTGGCGGTTTAGAAAAAACTATAGTATCGTTGAGAACGGTGTAAGAAACTCCTGGTTCTTGAATTATTCCATCCAGAGTAATAATTAAATTCTTGGCACTGTATGGAGTAAATGGGACATTATTTTTTCTTAATTGAAATACAGTAGTTCCCTGCAATCTTCCATCACTATCATAGTATCCATCAAATGGTGCTGATAAAGATACTTCAAATGCAGTGTATTCATCAAAATTAAATTCTGAAGGAGCAGCAGTTCCAAATCCACGTCGAATTCTTTGATTCTCAACTTTTTGAATTGTTTGAGTAATTGTTCGTTTTGTATTTTCTACCGTAATTTTATTTTTATTTGGATCCCAAAGTTGGATGATAGAAAAATGGGAATTTTTATTGCTTTGCTGCTGAGGCATAGATGATTCAGCAGCTGCTTCAATATCAACCTGACCAAATAATCTAAATCCAGCTGGGTGTGTTGTAGATTTAATTAAATCTCTCCACTGATCAATTGGAGTTTTTGATTTTACAACATAAGAATAATCTTGATAGAATTTGCTATCTAATAATCTCTGATTTGAAACTCCCAGTCTTCCTCTGTCGGAACTGTAATATCCAATATTGTCATAAAAACTTGAGATCTCATCTTCAAAAGTTGATACAAAGATAGATTTGATGATGCCAGAAGTTGTGAAGATTAAAGAGCTAACAGGGTAACCAGTTCTGAAGATTCCAGAAACTTTCTCAACCTTTAGTAAATTGGATCCAGTTCTCCATTCAGATACAATACCTCTAGCAACTTCATTATTATTAATTTTTTGAACAACCAATTCTCCTCTTTGGAAATTGCCAGAAATGGATGTTAATGCAAAAACATATTTTGATGTGAATTTTGAAGATACTGTTTTATCGTTATGGAATGCCCCTCCATTTTGAATAATGGTAACACTCTGAGGAACTCCAATACTTGTGCTTTCTGCATATGCTTCTAGAGAACCTTCTATGATTTCTATCTCTGGAGCGAATGTGTAACCTTTTCCAGGATTAACAACTGTGATGGAAAATATTTTTCCGTCTCTGACAACAATGTTAAATCTTGCATCAACCCCATCACCGTTCGTAATAACAATTCTTGGATTGATGTAATTTAAACCTTCTTCATCTATTCTAACCCCATTGATAATCTTGGTAGAATTATCGAATAGCACAGTTGCTTTTGCCTTAAAACTCTTATTAGGATCACAACCAATTACAACAGGAATTTTTTTATAATTTAATCCTAAATTAACTATTTTAACTTTATCAATTTGTCCAATAGCAAATTCGCCATTGGTTGTGTATGTTATTACACCAGATCCATCCCAAAGTGGAGTCGAATTTAATTCATATACAAATCTTGTTGGTGTGACATATGTTATCTTTTTAGTTCCTTGTAAAGGATCACTAATTATTTTGAAATATTTTTCATCAGATTCAACTATTCCATTCTTATCGAAATAGTAGAAATTCGAGAATTGTGTTCCTTTCTTTTGATTGTATGAATTAAATGCCAACGCAGATCCAAAACCAAACTTGACTGAAGTAAATGCTCCAGAATTTCCTGGTAGAATATTTGATGTTACTTTTTCTTCAGTGATGATATTATAATTTTTGCTTGGACTAATATCAAAGTAAGTACCAGTTAAAGAAGAATGCGAGGTATCAAATTTATATTTGTAGTACTCTTGAAGATCAATGTTTGGATTCACTACAAAATTACTATTATCTGTAGAAAATTCAAATTTGTATTCTGCAGAATCTGCAGATTCAACAGAAACTAATTTTTTAGGAGAACTTGAATCAAAGAAACTAGTGCTTATTTGAACTTCCTCTGCGCTTTCCAACTGTGTTACATAATCAAAAACTATGGTAGCTTCTTGTGTTTCTTCATCATACAATTTGATGTAACCAGTAGTAGCAGATGATGATAGTTGGAAATTATTAGTAAAACGATATTTTGCATTAAACAATATGACCTCTTCACCATCGAAGTGATCACTACTTAATGTTCCCTCTTTACCACGAACAACAGTTAATGTATTGCCAAGAATTGAAGATACTTCAACAACTTCTTTTCCAATTTTTAAAAGATCTCCATTAGAAACTCCAATAGAACTATCTACGATTAGTTTTGTTAGTCCTGCTGCAAATCCAACGTGATCAACGTATAAAATTAATCTGGAATTTCCGAGAGAACCAGAGGATCTTACCAGAGATTCATCATCAACACTAAGATAATCTGCTTTTTTATAACCAGATCCACCAGAAGTTATAACAACAGAAGATACAACTCCAGCAGATGAAACAACGATATTTGCTTGAGCACCTGTCCCAGAACCTCCTGTTAAAGGAACATTCAAATATGTTCCAGGTGTATAATCTGCTCCGCCATTAAAAATTTCGAATCTTCCAACACCAGTATAAGTTAATACAGATTTATATGTTGGTGGTACAAATTTTACTTTTTGATAAAGTCTTTTTCTTAGATAATATGTTTTTGTTTTAGTAGCATCATTTGGTAAAATATCAATATTAACTTCGTCACCAATACCAAGTCCATGCTCAACAGAAGTTTCTACAAGAGCGACACTTTGATTCACATCAAATGGAATTAATCCATCACTCAATGATGTTAAAGTTACTATTCTCGAACCAGAAGTGTTGAATAAATCATTTGATTGAATGAAATAATCATCATCGACTACCCAAGTTCCAGTGAGAACTTTTATCTTTACTGTATTTTGTTTTGATGTTCCTTCTAATACTTCTCCAGTAGCAATCGCTGGATTTAATCCATCGGTTAAACTTAAAATAGCTCCTTCGGTATAAGAACTATCTTGATCTATTAAAATTGAAAATGTTTTGATATCTGCAGAAAACGTTCCAGTACCATTAAATGTTCCACTAACATTTTTAAGAACAACCAGATTGTCATTTGCAACAGTTCCTACAATTTCTCCATATGCACCAGTTGATGGTTGTCTTAATGTATCGTTAGCAAATAGATAGGCGGTTTGAATTGTAGTTAATTGTACTACTTTGTTTTCTTTGCTTTGTATATAATTTACAGGTCTTCCTTTTACAGAAGACACGATAGCATCAACTTCTTTTCCTTCTGTGCCAGAATTATCAAAATAAATTTTTGAATTTATAGAAAAATTATTGGACGATTGCAATACTGAAATAGAATCTACAGTTCCAGATCTTACCTCTGCAATTTTTGCAATAACGCCATCACCATTCCTTGGAATATTTGGAACAAACAATCTCTTAGACTTTCTTGGAATGTCAGCTTGATTGATGTTTGAATTGTAGTTACTATCAACTGGAAGAGAATAAAAGTTTTCTCCAATGAAATAAGGAAACTGTGGTACTTGATTACTATCAATCGTTAAGAAGTATGCATATGTTCCATCTGGATAATCTGGAGTGATGCAGAATCTTCCATTATTCTCATCCAATGAACCACTCTTATGTACATATCTGTAGTCATTCACAAAATCTCCAAGAGGATATGTCGTTGTTGATGGACCCTTTGGACGGTTATTGTTTAGAGTATAACTAGATGTCATCCTAACAATAGGAGATTGTGGATCTAAAGGATTTTGATGAGCAAATGGACCATAAATTGGATTGCCATCATATGCAAATCCTAAGATAGGAGAATGAACTTTTACAGGTGGTTCTGATCCAGCATTGTTTAGATTGTCATTTAAAAGAATTCTGAGTGCTTTTGGGTTGCCAATATGACCGTAACCATACTCCAATACATTATTATAATTTTCAAAAACATATCCGTAGTCAGTATCTAAAACATTAGATAATTTTGTAAATCTATTTTTATTCCATTCCTTTAAATATGGTGTTCCAGATGCTCCTCTTCCAACTGGTATTACATCAACGATAACAGTACTCTGCTCATAAAAATTACCTTCTGCGTTTTTTGTGAATCCAGTTAGTTTTCCATCTGTATCAACTATAGCAGTGTAGTCGGCAAATCTTCCTCTCCCCGCATTATCTCTAATTCTTATCAAAGGTGGTGAAGAATAATATTCACCTGGATTATCGATGACTAAACTTGTAACTTTTCCTTTTGTTACGATTGCTCTTACAACTGCTTCTCTTCCAGAAGTAATTACAACTTCTGGAGTTCTTGGAAAAACAGTCTGAGTATCAACTATAATCTTTTCAACAACTTGACCAGATAAAACAGATCTTGCTTGATTTGGAACTCCATCTAAAAGAACAAAAGGTGGCTTCTCATACCCACTTCCTTGTGTATCTACCTTTATTTCTTCGAGAACACCAAAACGAACACTTTCTTCATCTTTATAACCAAAAATTGGAACACCATTTAATAGAACACCAACATCTCTTTTTGGTGTCTTATAAACTTCTGTAGTTTTTGTTGGGTTCTTTCTGATCAGACGAAGAAGTTCTTGATCTAATACTTTTTCATTAACAATAGATCCATCCAAAATTTTATACGATGGATAACTGGAGCTGGTAATATAGTAATATTGATCGTCCTCAAAAATTGCAGAAACGTCAGTTGATACTTCATCCAACTGAGAAGCAATAGATGGTAAAGTTGGTATATTAACTGAATTGCCTTGACTTAAAATCCATCTTGGTTGATTTGTTCCAGACAAAACAATCTTTGGATCTGCCGTTTCAAAACCAGGATTTGAAATCTGGATTTCATCTCCAGCAGATGAGTATGGTTGTGAATCTGCAGATTTAAAATTATATACTATACCTAAAGTTAATAACCTTACTCCAGGAGCATCTAAAACAACTGGTTTATAGACGGAAGATCCAACAGTATGGAAAGATGGAATAGAACCGCGTTGTTCAATAACAAATTGAGTTACATTTTTGTTCGAAAAACGTATAAGTTCATTATTGATTAAAATCTCACCAGTTTTTTGCCATCCAATTGTTGAGAATACATCTATTCTTTTTCCAACGCCACTTGCCAAAAGCAAATCTTTTTCTAATCTGGTTTTTGTAGATACTGAAAATAGTCCATTGACTGTTTCTGGAGCAAGAACAATATTCCAGATCTGCTCGTTATCTACTGTTCCTTCAGCAAAAACATTATCTATAGTTGCAGATGCATAACCATATTCATCGGATGCTGATTGAACAACCGACTTTCCGATTAAAGATTTTGGATCTCCAGAAATTACTTTAACCTTTAAAGCATAGATGTTAATCCAATCGGATTCTGAAGATTTGTAAGTAAAATCTCTTGGGTTATATACAGATGGTTTATCATTAGAAATGAGAGTATTAAAAATGAATTTAATACTGGATTCTGTTCCTTTTGATTTGTAAAACTTTTTAATATTTTTGATGAGAGTTCTCTTATCGATCTCTCCCTTCAAATATTTTTCTGGAAATGCTCCAAGATATTGTGCCTCAAAACTCTTGATTAAACCGTATAAAAATAAATTGCTGACATTAACAACAATGTCACTTGTTCCATGTGCTGCAGCATCACTTGTTACAAAGACACTCTTTTCGTAAATATCACCAAGCTGAGTGTTTGCACTGACACCTCTGGAACACTCGGTTAATGTATTGCCGTTCTTCTCCGCATAAAAAATAATTTCATCGCCAATTTGCAAGAAACCATTTTTTTCTGGAAATCCCGATGCATCATCGAGAACGATTGTTGTATCAGATGCCGTAATAGAACTTGTTAAGTTTGTATATTGATTGAGAATGCTCTTCTCGTAGAAATCAATATTTGCATACTTGTCTAAATTTAAAGCAATATCAAGAGCCTGCCCCTGCGCTTCTTGTTGCTCATAGTACTTCTGAACGAACTTACTAAAGAGTTCATATTCAGAACTAATGAAACTAGGAAGCTGCGACTCAATTAGAGTTGAAATTTTCTTAGTCTTGACTGCCATTTAATTACTCTTTGTACGCAATAAAACTACTATTTGCTACATCTACATCAAGATAAACCTCACGACTTACCTTGATATCATTTGAAGCAGGTTTGACTCTAACTGAGATTCTATTATCAAAGAAACTACCTTTTATGATAGTCAGATTATACATTTTAAGTTCGCCATTTTCATAATCGATATCGCCAACTTCTTTGTCCAGAACGACTTTATCACCAGTTATTGCATCTATTCTATATAGAATGATTTTACCATCCCTATCTTCGAGATAGACATCAAATAACGGATATTCAGTAACTCTAAACCCAGTGGTGGATAGAGTTGGTCCATCGCAATCCTTATCAAAAGCATTCTGGAAACATATCTCATAATAGTAAGTGGAGTTTAGTTGAGGATAGAAATCTTTCCTCATAAAAACTTGTGTTAGGTTAGAATTGATAGTTTTATCTGCGTCGTCAATAACACCAATTGCTTTACTGTATCTAAAGGTTCCATTGAACTTTTCTGTGCCAGACAGATTAATATACTGCTGGAAAGCACCAATTACTTGGTCTCTAATTTGTGCAGGAGTTTTACTTGTTTTGCCACCATCATAGAAAATCTTACTTTGCAACTCAACAAATAAGATAGAAGGATCGATCAATACAGGTTCTACTGATGCAATCGCATATTTTTTTATCTCAGCAACAATTTCCTTCTTTGTGAATGATGTAAGATAAGATGCATCAGATGGCTTGACAGCAATAAAAACTTTTCCATACATGGGTGGATTTTGTTCTTCTCCACCAAATGTAATAATATCACTGACTGCTGGATAAATCTTTCTTACAATTGCTGCATAATCATTTGATGTTACTGCGCGATCTTGAGCACCAAATAACTTTGGAGCATTAAATTTAATTTTTTCTACACTCTCAATGTCTTCCCCACCAGAAGAAGCAACAATGTTATTGATTGTCGTTGTAAAAGCATTAGGAGAGGTGCCTGTGGGAGTCTCCAAGACGCCAGAAAATACAAACGTGCCTACTCCATTAGATGCTGGACCAGAGGTTACTAGATAGGTCACTTCGATGCGAGTGTTGTTTTCTAGATTTCTACCCAAAACTCCATCACCAAAAATTAATTCGTATCTCTCATCTTCAATCTCATTCAAAAAGAAAATCTTTGATAGACCATCGACATTGAGAATATTATCAGATCTCAGATAAGGTTCGTTGAATGATCCTCCACCAGGATAAACTCTCACTTCAATGGTGTTGGTATCAATCGATTGGTTATCTAGGATAAACTTTTGACTCTTTAATGCAGTATTGACAGTAAAATTGTTTGTTACAAAAGTTCCTTCTTTTAATTTTACGTTGTCAAATACTGCGATGTTATTTGATACTTGAGCCTTAATATCAACTGGAGTTATGTAAGAATACAATGTGTTCTCATATGAACTAATAAATCCAGTTCCTTTCTTAAGAATTAGTTCTGTGTCTGTTGTTGGATTGGTGTAATTAACAGCAAAACTAACGTAAGCAGTTGGAGATGTAATTGATTTAGGAGTATAACCTAACTGCTTGGCAAGCGATACCACATTATCTCGTAGCGTTGCACTGTCAATGAATAACTCATTGACAACCATGTTGGTATTGAATGCCGTATAATACGTATTATACGCAAGAACATCAATAAGGTTACTTAATACAGAACCTTCAAAATCATAATCAGTGAAATCTGTCTGTGCTCTCAAATATTCTTTGAGTGCAATCTTGATTTCTTCAAAATCTAAATTGGCAACCTGTGCGTAAGGCATTTATCGAGTTCTCTCTAGGAAAAATTCTACTGCCACAGGTGTATCTTGTCTGCCAACAATACTATAAGAAAGTTCAACTTGAAATCCATTTTCATCAGAATCTGGATATGCTAGCACACTCAAAACAGAAATTCTTGGTTCGTATCTTTCGAGTACTTCTCTAACTTCTAAAGAAATCAAAGCAGCAGTTGCATTATCTAAAGGTTCAAATAATAGATTCAAAAGACGCGAACCAAGATTCGGTTGAAACATGCGCTCACCAATACGAGTAAAAAGCAAATTCTGAATTGCTTGAGCAATTGCAGCTTTATCTTTTACAACGATTAGATCGTCAGTAACAGGATGCTTTTTAAACGTGACGCTTAGATCTTTAAACGTCTGAAATGATGGCATTAGAAGATAAACTGAGGCTAGTATTATTTATTCACTCGTGCCAACGTTCTACAAAGTCATCAAAACCACCAGCACCCCCACAAGGACGCTCATAACGATCCTCTGGAAGTGGATAGAGTTCTTCTTTCTTCTTTAGTTTTTTATATGCCTTAAGATGTTTCTCACTATCTGTCTCTGTGATTAGAGTCATACCTTCATCAATAAATTCTTTACTTTTATCGACTGGATATAGTCCCATTGTTTTTGCTCCTTAAAAGATCTATGATAGAACTTTTTTCGGGGTTGCTATCCCGTTCGGAGATGTCGGCGCTTTATTCAACCCTTACCTTGACCACGATAACGCTTCTTACGACCATTACGTGAGCTTGCACCAAGATGTGTATTTTGAGAACGACCTTGACGGGTCTTTTTCGGTGCTCCCTCGGTGTAACCAGTTTTGACTAGACCAACTTTTGATTTTGCTGCCATAAGATTTAAATAGGATTTGTACCAATAATTATTGTAGGATATTCCGATGGTGCTGTCAAGTCTTTGATCGGTCTGATAGGAGGCACCGTGGTGGGAAGACTTGACATCCCATCACCTGCCACTGTTACTAAATTGCCCTCAAAAAACACCCGAGTATTTTGCACGGCAGTTATTGTAGGTCTTTTAATTGATGGCGGCGTGGGAATATTGGGAGGAACTGGATTGGTCCCAGGAACGTCTGGATGGGACCCAGAAGACTCTGCAACGTTCATGATCTTCATATTGACTTGCAAAGTATCTGGCTGCCCTTCCTCGCCTGCTGAGGGGTTTGGAACAGAGGTTTTGATTGTTTCTAATTCTTTCTGCACACCTTGTATAACCAGTGGAGGAAAGATTGTTGTGCCGATAACTGAGACAGTATCATCCATTAATGGATTGACAATTTTTCCAGATCCCATCAGACTGTTCTTGCAAGTTTTGTTAGATCTTGTTTCAGACCTTCTATATTATTATGTAGATAATCTAGAGTGTCTGAGAGTTTTTCATATTCACTCGCATTCGGACGGCGGTACATCAATGAAGGTTTCTCCAATTTCGATAGGCGCTGGTCCAGGTTCTGCAATTTCTCTGACAGCTCTTGGAGTTTCGCTTCGTGTCTCTGTAAGAGTTCTATTAAGTTTTCCATCATTCTGATCTCCACGTAGGAATGCCTCTGCGGCGCGACTCTCGAAGGCGTCACAGAAATCATCAAAGTTGTTTAAAATATTTTCAAAATCCTTGAAATTAGGTTCCATAATGCTTTCAGTATTAGAGTGAAACTATCATTCTTTGAATATTTATTGGACGACTTTTTCGGGCGATTTTTTTGGCGGGAATTTTTTTGGAATTCATAGAATTGACGAAGCAATTTTCGTTCTTGGGTAGCTTGCCATCTGCGAGTACCCATGGAAAGTTTTTGACCTTTTCTCATGATTTTTTTCTGGGGGAATTTTTTATTTTACAAGAATTTATCGAGGTCGTCTGGATACTTTTGTAGGTTAGGGGAGGTGCAATATGGGACCCGCTCGGCCGCCTTAAATATAAAAAAAGGGGGACAAATCACTGTCCCACTGTCATTAATTGCTTGGCGATGTTGTGTCCTACGAATGACTTAACTTGGTAGGGGATTGTGATCTGCTTGCCTGCATCTTCGTGGCGATAGATGTAATGCTTGCTGCCGTTCCTATGTAATGTCCAACCATGCACCTTTGCGAGTTTGTGCAACTGTTTGCTGGTCATGAGTGAGTGTAGAGAAATGGCGGTGTGCTAGGATGGGGGGTCACCCGAAGGTGGGGAGTTTGGCGACTGCTTCCTCCTGGTAGCGGTCGGCATAGCACCCTGCCCACCACCAACCCTCAGCGGGGCGGATCTGACCAGCATAGACTGT